AAATAAATTCATGATAGATACGGAATGGTTATATCAATATTTAGAAGAAGAATCTTTACATTATTTAACTCAGCACGACCCATATGATGGGGTTGTTAGTGAATTTTATTTCAATACTTTTGCTGAGATAGAACATTATGTTGAGAAGTATAGCATACCAGTTACATTAAAATAGAAATATGAACAATAGAATAGATTACGAATACATAGACTTAATTAATGACATTTTCGTTAACGGTAGAGAAAAAGGTGATAGAACTGGAACTGGAACCAAGTCTGTTTTTGGTCGAGAGATAAGGCATAATATGGCTGACGGTTTCCCTCTGTTGACAACCAAGAAAATGCCATTTAGGATTTTAGTAACAGAGTTAATATGGTTCCTAAAGGGTGATACTAACATAAGGTATTTAGTTGATAACGGTTGTAATATTTGGAACGGCGATGCCTACAAAGGATGGGTTAGAGGCATTAAAGACACCTATACTGAAAAATCTGAACTAAGGGAAATTGACTGTTTTTTAAAAGGTGACGGTAAAGCACCGTCCTTTTTATTAACTCAGAAAGAGTTTCTTAATAAAATAAAAACGGACAATGATTTCGCTAAGAAATATGGAGAGTTAGGACCCATATATGGTGGCCAGTGGAGAAAGTGGGGTGATGAAAACATTGACCAAATAAAAGATTTAATACATAATCTTAAAACAAACCCAGACTCTAGGAGGCTTATGGTTAACGCTTGGAATGTAAGTGATATTGGTGATATGACATTACCGCCATGTCATTATGGTTTTCAAGCGTATACTAGAGAATTAAGTGATAAAGAGAGGATAGGGTACCTTGGTAATAATGTAGCAGACATTAATCTTGCGCCAGTTGAGGACTTGATTAGGTTTTGTGACGAGAATAACGTTCCTACTAGAGCAATTTCATTAAAATGGAATCAACGTTCAGTTGATACATTTTTGGGCTTACCCTTTAATATTGCTTCTTATGCATTATTATTACTTCTATTAAGTAAGGAAGTTAATATGGTACCTGAAGAGTTGATTGGTAGCTTAGGTGATGTCCATTTATATAGTAACCACATTACTCAAGCAAATGAGTTGGTAACAAGAATCCCTTTCGATTTACCTAGTGTCACAATAAACGACTCATTTGATATTGACAATTTAGGGTTTGGAGATTTTACTCTAAATGGTTACGAAAGTCATTCTACAATTAAAGCTCCTTTATCCAATTAATACAATTATAAGGGTCTAAGGTTACATTACTTGCTCAAAATATTGATTTTAATATATTTTCATATATTTATATAGTAAAAGGTATAATAATGAGAAATCCTGAGCAAGTAATTCACCCTGCGGCTGATGCTAATTTTGATGAGTATGTTTATATTAAAGTGTACGCATCTAGCGCTGCTACGCCTACTATTAATGGCACAGAAGTCGGATTGATTGCAGGTGTAACTTTAGATATATTAGTCAAAACAATAAGTTCAACGGCTAATACTTTTGTAATAGGTTATAAGAAAATGATACCACCTAAAGTAATAAACGGATAAAAAACAAAACAAATAATGAAAAATAATATTAGACCAACTAGTTTAAAAGGTAATGACCAAATAAAAAGAATGAGAGGGTTAATGGGAATGGCACCTATTAATGAAGACACTAAAACTTCTGTCGTTGAATTAACTAAGAAAGGTCCTGATGGTAAAATTTATGGTATTGTTAGAGAGAACCATAAATATTTTATTAAAGTAACTGATAAATCTGAAAACTTAATCGCCGAGGATTTTAATTACATCGGTGGTCTAAAGAATAAAACTGATAAGGCTTATAATAGTTACTCTCAAGCGACTAAACAATTAAACCTTAAGTTTATCAGTCTTAACGAAGCTTTAGGTAAAAAAGATTCTATCAACGTATTAAAAAATGACAGCTTACTAAACGAAAACTCTGATTGTTATTCGGAAAGCCCTAAACCTAGTCAACCTGACACGCCACTTGGTACTGTTAAGACTATGGGTGGTAATGAAGGTCATGATGAAGAAATTGCTTCTGATAATGACACCGTTAAAGAATATGGTGACAGCATCAATGAAAAAGCTGAAAAAGATGATGAGTATAAAAAACTATTCAACGCTGAGCTAAAGAAAATGGGTCACGAACCAGAAGACTTTGGTAAGCTTTCTGATAAAGAGAAAAAAGATTTATTTGATACGCTTGATAAAAAGTGGGATTCTGATAAAGAAAAAAAATACTCTGATTCTGACGCAGAGGAAAATGTTGAATTAAGTGAAAGTGAAAAAGCTATTGACGCTATCATTCTTGAAATGATAGGTGAGTCTACAAATGGCCTTAAGATTACTACAGCTATTAATAACATTATTAAAGGTGAAGGTAATTCAAAAAAAAAAGCATAGCTGAAACTAAATATAAGTTAAAACTTGATGACCCATCTCCTGAGCCAGAAGCTAATGAGATGGGTTCTTCTATTCCTGACGATAGCTCTTCTGAAGAGATGCCAGAACCTAGCGCAGAAGAACCTTCTGATAAACCTTTTGATGAAGAACCTTTTGATGCGGGTGTTGAAGCTGACGAAGATGAAAACCCTGAAAAATACATACAACAGTTATCTGGTAAATTAGGTCAAAGCCTTAGAAGTTATACGGATGACCTAGCTGAACCTGATTATGATTTAGAGAAGTTTGCAATAAACTCTGTTTTATCGGCTACTAATTCAGGTGAAATGGATAGTGAGGACCAATCTGATATCATTCAAAAAGTAAAATCATCGTCTACTGATACAATTGATGATGAGTCTGATGATGATAATGAACCTGAAGTAGAAGATGATGATGTCGATAGTGAAGGTGGGTTAGATTTAGACGATATAGATATGGAAGAAGGTGATAACAAGAAAACTGTTTTTGCCGATTCTACTTTAGGTGTTGGTAACGGTGGTATGGAAGAAAATAAGTACTCAACTAATGAGTCTAAGGAAGAAACCGATGTTTTTAAAGATAAAATTAAAAATATGTTAAAAGAAAATTTTATAGATGAGTTTGAGATGATGACAACTCAACCTGAACCTCAAACTAAGCCTAAAACCGAACCTAAGACTAAGCCTAACAGAAGGTCTAAACCTTGGAGAATAATCCCTGAACAGTTACCAGACCCTCAACCAAAGGCTGATGCAACTAGTGTTAAATTCATAGATTCTAGTAATTTTAGTAGTGACGGTAATAGTGTTACTTTAACCTTTGATATTAAAGGTAAAAGATTTAACGGCGTTAACTTTACGAATAGCGGTCAAGTTGTTAGTAAACCATCAGAAGAAGATGAACCTTATGTTTACTTGTACACAACAGATATTTTAGATAACGGTAAACAATATATGATTAACGTTTCTAAATATGGTGAACCAGATAACCACAGTAACCCTAGTTTTACTAACGGTAATAAACCAGAGATTAAAGAATTTTAATGGAAGAGTTATATCTAATATACATACATAAAATAGGTGCCAGTTATAGGGACATGTTTTTCTATGAATTTATATTTAGTGACGATATAGAATCAGTGGACGGTGAGGAATGGGATTCTTACCCAGCAAACGGTAATCCAAAACCACCATTTGATGATATGATATTGAAAGTAGGTAAAATAGCCGTTGATTTTGAGTTACATGTAGCACAAGACAACGAACTATTCTCAATGTACGACTCTATGGATGGTATAATACCTTTAGGTTGGCAAAATATTGACGGCCTAGACGAGTACCCAGAAGATAGAGTAATATTCCCATTTGGGATGCCAATAAAAGACGTAGTAGACAAGCTTTACGAGAAAGATGTCGAAATGGAATTAGAAAATACAGACGACGATGAATAAATTAAGAAAAAAAATTGAAGAAGAGGGTGTTACATACTCAGTTACTAAAGATAGCTTAGAAGATATTAGCCCAGAATTAGAAAGAGCTGTTGAAGACGGTGACACTGTTAAGGTAACTCAAAACGAAAGTAAGGGTGAAGAAAACGAAGATAATGAAGTGGATTCATTATATTCAGATGCTGATGATAGGGCCATTGAGTACGGCGTTAAAAATGAAGCTTTTAATAAGTTCTTAGAAAGTTTAGGTCAAAGCACATCACCTAAGGTTAATATAAATGAAAATATTTCTGAATCTGTTAACCCTAGAATAAAAAAGAGTGAATTAATAAACTACTTTAAAAACAAAAAATAATGGATAATAAAAGGATAAAACTTTTAGCTATCAGGTCTTTAAAAAAAGCTGACGGTGAAAGTAAGTTAAATGAGAGTCGTATAAAATATGATGATAATCATAATGAAAGAATGGACCCTACTCTAGCTAAGCAACTTAGGGAGCGTAAACATTCTTTGGGTAATCACCCAGCTTTTCCAGAAGATGATGAAATGCATTTTGAAGAAAAGATGATGTCTAAGAGATTTTCTGATGTTTTAAAAAGGTTTAAAAGACACCATGGCGTAGATGAAATTAATGTCAATGAGGTTACTAAAGGTCAAAGAGATTTGATGTTGAAAATAATCGATTTAGAAGAGTCTCACAAAGATGAGTTAATTCAAAAAGCTAAGGAGATGATTATGGAAGACTTTGACGTTGATGAAGGTGATTTAGTTATTGAAGCTGATTTAACAACAGATTTCACTTTAAATCTCGATAAAACTAAGATTAAGATGAACCCATCAACTGACATTGAATTTGATAGCCATGATGAGTTAGTCCAAGCTAATAAAGAAGTTTACAAACGTAGAATGGTTAATGCTTTAATACAAGGTTCAGCCAAGAAGGTTAATCATATGTTTAATCTTATTGACGAGGACCTACAAGATATGGAACCTGTACTACCTAGTTTATATTCTAAATTAATGTCTAGTGCAGATTACATGTATATGGTTCAAGATGATACTAAACCTAGAATGATAGGTGGTTTAGTTAATGTTGAATTCCCTAAGACTGAAAATGATGTACCAAAGATAAAAGCTCAAGCCATTTGCTTACCTGTATTGATACATGAGATGGTCAAGGGTCTAATGGAAGTGTTAGCTTATCACAGCCTACCTAAAGACCCTAAGATAGCCCAGTTTGTTATCGATAAAGCCGACTTTATGTCTGCTGAGACTTGGGATATGAGATTAGGTCCACCTTTATGGGAAAAATTCTTGGATGCGTTACCTAGTGACGACTATAAATTAAAGCATCACGTGTTTGTTGATTTGGTCTCATTACCACCTGAGAAGTTTAATGATTGTTTCAGAGAAATCCTTATGGGTTCAAGAAAGGGTAAGGCTATTGTCAATGATATGTTGAATGATGTTAAAGACGAATTAAGAGATGACGAGTTCGACAATGTGGTAGATAGAATAAGTGATGATGAATTTTTAGGTCCAGAGGATTTAGATAATTTAGATAGTGGAACTTGGTTTAATAACTAAAGTTCTATAAAATTAAGAATAAAGGGCGCTAATAAGCGCTCTTTTTATTTTAGATAAGTTTAGCATATTTATATAGAAAGATAGATGTTAACTGGAAATGAAATTTTAAGTGAGTATACTAAGTGTTTAGTCGACCCATGTTATGCAATTACCGAATATTTAAAAACCTTTGATAAAACAAAAGAAGGGTTTGTCCCGTTCAAACTATTCCCTAAACAAATAGATATTATAAAAGCCTATAAAAATCACAGGTTCACTATGGTTACTAAACCTAGACAGGCTGGTGTATCTACAACAACAGCTGCTTATGCCTCAGTAAAAGCTATATTCGCTGACCCTAATAACCCAGAGGCTATTCTAATTCTTGCAAATAAGCAAGATATGGCCTTTGAATTCCTTGATAAGATTAAAGATTTTGTTAATCAATTCCCTAGATGGGCATGGGGGTCTGAGTATTATGGTACTGAAGAAAAAGAAAATAAAAAGATTTATTCAACTGAGTCTAAAAAAGAACTTAAATTACCTAATGGTAGTAGAATTAGGGCTGTTGCTACATCTAAAAACGCATTAAGGGGGTTTACACCTACTTGGTTAATTATGGATGAGGCGGCGTTTATCGAAAACGGTGCTATTGTTTTTGGTACAGCTTTGACGGCTTTAGGTACTGGTGGTAGAGCTTCTTTGGTTTCTACACCTAACGGTATGGATTCGTTATACTACAAAACCTATGAACAGGCTATGAGTGGTGATAACGATTTTCATGTTATTGAAATGAAGTGGTATCAAGACCCTAGATATAACAAAGACCTGCGTTGGATTAATGAAGATGATGATGATGATATTATAGAAGAGGTTAAGTTTACGAAAGAGGGTGATTCTGAGGAAAGTGTTAGAGCTATCCACGAACACTACGACAAAATGTTACAGAAAGGTTATAAACCTGAATCTAGTTGGTATCGTGAAATGTGTCGTGGTATGAACAACGATAAAAAGATGATTGCTCAAGAGCTTGATGTATCTTTTATTGGTTCTGGTGGTGCTGTTATTGACGATAAGTACATCACAATGCAAGAAAAGGAGAATGTTATTGAACCTGAATTTATTTCTGGTGATGAAAAAGAAATTTGGATATGGGAGGAACCTAAAGAGGGACGTCAATATATTTTATCTGCTGATGTTGCTAGAGGTGATGGAGAAGATTCTTCAACTATAGTCATTATAGATTTTAATACCATGACTCAAGTTATGGAATATAAAGGTAAATTGAGACCAGACTTATTAGGTGATTTGGTTAATGAATATGGTAGAATATATGATGCATTGGTGGTTGTAGATATTACTGGTGGTTGGGGTGTTGGTACTATTAACCGTTTATTAGATTTGGGTACACCTAATTTATACTACGCCGACAGTTCAAGCAAACCTCTAGAAAAGAAGAGTAGAACCCCAAAGAATTATTCTGATGAAGGTAAATTCCCAGGTTTTAATGTAGGCGCTGGTCTCAGAGCGCCTATTGTAAGTCATCTAGAAATGATGGTCAGGATGAATGGCGTAAAAGTTAGGTCTAGAAGACTAACCTCAGAGATGAGAACGTTTGTATTTAAAAACGGTAGGGCCGACCACATGGATGGGTATCATGATGATTTACTTATGGCTCTAGCTTATGCTTTATGGGTTGCTGAATACTCATTTAAAAAATTAAACGAATCTAAAGAGAAAAGTAAGGCTATGTTATCTGGTTGGATGGTTAATAAGGGTGAAGTTAGTAATGAGGAATATAGACGTAATGGTTTTACATCAAAAAAAGATAGAAAGAAGAAATTAACCACGAAACAACCTAACTTTAGTCACACTGTAGCTAAGAATATGCAAGACCCTAAGGGTAAGTATATGTGGTTATTTAGTGGTTCAAGATAAACAAGTCAATAACTTGACATATTTACAATATATAGTATCATTAATAAAATAAATTAAAATGGCAGAAAAACCAACAGTATTTCAAAAATTAAGCAATGTCTTCGGTAAAGAGGGGATAAATCCAGAGGTTAAAAAAACCAATAGATATTCATTGGGTAATGGTACTGAATTACTAAAAACTAAATCAAAAGAGGAATACGAGACTACTAAGTTGCAAGCTCAACAAGATAAGTACTTACAAGGTCAGTGGTCTAAAGTAGATGGTGAGCTTTATCAACAAGCAATACACTATGAAACAACTAGAGTTGGGTCATATTCGGATTTTGAAACGATGGAATTCTATCCAGAGATTTCTGCCACATTGGATATATTCATGGAAGAGTCTACAACCCCTAATGATAAGGGTGATGTAATAAACATATACTCTGGTAGTAAGAGGGTTAAAAGAATATTGCAGGATTTATTCATTAATAGATTAGACATACACACTTCACTACCTATGTGGTCTAGGAATTTATGTAAGTATGGCGACAACTTTGTACACCTAAACATTAATAGTAAAGCTGGTGTTGTTGGTGTTAGACAGCTACCTAACTTTGAAATCGAAAGAAGAGAGAATGACATTAGAGGTGTTATATCCCCATCGCAACTATCTGATGTAAATCAAGATGAGGCTAGAAATAAAACACAATTTTATTGGAAGAGAAATGAGATGACATTTCAATCATGGCAAATAGGTCACTTTAGACTATTAGGTGATGATAGGAAATTACCTTATGGTACTTCATTTTTAGAGAAAGCTAGGCGTATATGGAAACAATTGATACTGGCTGAGGATGCTATGTTAGTTTATAGGGTAACTAGGGCACCAGAAAGACGTGTCTATAAAGTTTATGTTGGTAACATAGATAATGAAGACGTTAGTGGTTATGTTGATGATATTGCTAATAGATTTAAGCGTACCCCACTTATTGACCCTCAAACAGGTCAAATGGATGTCAGGTATAATCAATTAGGTATTGACCAAGATATTTTTATACCAGTTAGGGATGAAAATGCTCAAACCCCTATTGATACCTTACCTGGTGCTCAGAACTTAGACCAGATTGCTGATATTGAATACCTACAAAGAAAGTTATTTACGGCGTTAAGGGTACCTAAAACCTTCTTAGGTTTTGAAGAAGCTCAAGGTGAGGGTAAGAATTTAGCATTGCTAGATATTAGATTTTCTAGAACAATCAATAGAATACAACAAGCCCTTTTACACGAGCTGAATAAAATTGCTATAATTCACTTACATTTATTAGGTTTTACTGATGATTTAGATAATTTTACACTTACATTAAATAACCCATCTACACAAGCTGAAATGCTTAAAGTTGAACATACAGCGGCCAAGGTTATTC